CCAACACCCATTATTTTTGTTCTATTTCTTCTAATGGCCTTCCTCTGTAAACATCGTCTTGTGTCTTAAAATGACTTTGCAATTGTCTATCATGTCCAATAGTTGGTTCACTTCAGTTTCTACGTGCTCCGCAGTACATTTGTATTTGTTAGCTAGTTTTTCAACCAATATGCTGTAGTTGTACCACATTTTTAGTTTCAAACTCCAGTTGTGTTTCGTAACTATGGATCGTGCTCTAGGCAGGCCGCCGAGCATCGACAAATAACTTTGTGCCCTCATTTCCAGGTTTTCTACAGTGGTGATGCCCGATCCATTCAAAACTTCGAATCTTCTCCGCATCCGAATAAAGTCGGGCCCCAGCTCTAACACATCATTGTTGTTCTTGTATATCAACATTCTCAAATAACCTGCTGAATCATTGCTGACATGTGGTTCGGACACCATGTTGAAGTGCCTCGCACTATTTGTGCTCACTTGTTTTTCCGTCACTGCCACCTTTGAGACGAATGCGTTGTCGTCGCCTAAGCCTACCATTAGTATTAAATTCGTTCCCAATAGATTCACAAACCTCATGTGCACCACTAAATTGATTATGAAATTTCCTATGGCTGTCGTTGCTTGGCCAGTGTGTCTGCTAGCATCGCCTATAAACTTTAACCCAATGCCTTTTGCTCTCCAATGTTTATGCACAGTGGACCAACAATCTACTAGTGCCGAACTCACTCCCAGTTTCTTGTAAATTTCCATTTCTGTAGCAATTAAAGTGCTATCAGTTTGTCTGTCTTGTTTTTTCAAATCATCCTCTACAAATTGTACTTTTAATCCATTGTATTGATTTAATTTCGCGCTCAATTGTTCTGGTGTGTATCCATCAGTGTATATCACATTCGGTTTGAGTCCTCTTTTGAGGTTGTGTTTGGCGTGTGCAAATGCTGGTGCAAATAGTGCTGTTATTCCTTTTTGCTGCCACACAATCAATCTAATTCTTTGGTCCACAACAGTTTCTGGCATGCCATTTGCCGCTTCATGATCGCATGTTAAACTTTTCACGATGGTATCTTTCATTCTTGCTTCCAATTTCATATGCACATTCACTTTATCCATCCCTGCAATATCCAAGCCATCTGCTAACAATTTATCTATTTCCTTTGTTATTGCTAAACCGTCTGGCCTTTCTTTGAGCCACTCGATGGTCGCTTCTGTACTGAAACCAATTTGTTCGAAATGACTCTCAGCACCTTCAATTAAATAAGTCTTAGCAAACAAACGAGCATCGACAATCGGATCATGTTGTACTTTGCGCAATTCTAACCTTCTGCCAAATAACTCGGAGACCGCTTGCGTACCTGCATGCTGCCTTTTCGTGAAATTTGGTTGTGAGTGGCTTGGATATTCAACCATCGTGCCTTTTGCAATACTTTTAATGCCTGAAAATTCCGTGTTATTGCTCAGGTTGATTCTTCTGTATGGCAGGGCAATGTCTGTTTCCAGCATTGCTGTCTCATCATCCCAAAAATTCATTGTCGTCGGTTCTACTATTTGTTGTTGTGCGTCATCTGTTATTGGGCGTGTGTCTTGGTCGAATCCTAAGAATATGTCACCCATTGTTTTTGGATCGTTTTTGGTGCTCGTCGGTGACGTTTCTTTCTCTACTTGTATTTTGTTCAATGAATCGATGGTTCTAAGATTAGAAAGTTGGTCATCATTTAAGTTTAGTTCTTTGGTTTCAGACTTAAATGCCCAGTATTGGTGTTTGCCTATTCCTTGTTGTTCTAGGTCGCTAATGTTGTTAACGCTATCGGCATTCACCACTTGTAGTGAGTTTTCTCCAGGGTCGGGTCCGAAGCCGAACGGTTCACCCACGATGGTTCTAAAGTGATTGGGGTCGTGTATCGCACTGCCTTCGGAAATCAATTCACTGGAAACACCACTGAATTCCCGTAAGTGTAATCTCCATTCCATTGTCTCGTTCCACGGATTAGTTGGTTTTCTCTCGCCATAGCACAATATTAGAAACACTGGTATTTCTGTTCCTTTAACCCGAACTCCAGTCCCATCAGTTAGTGAATCGTAGATTTGTTCCACTGCACTTGTACTTGTACCTGTAGCAAGAGCTATACTCAAACTACGTGCAATGTGCGTTGAGTCAGCTGGATTTAGACGGTTTCCAAATGTCTCCCAAGTGTTCAGACTTCCCCATTCTGCTACAAGTCTCTGAGTATCATAATTTGGTCTGCGTAAATTTGTCTCGATCACTTTATTTAATAATTCATTATCCCTTACTCTTACCGCGCAGGGTACCGCGAATGGACGTCCATCTAATAGACCTAATCTTACCGGCCCAGACAAATATAGCAGGTTTTTGACTTCTTCCGACCATTTCCAGTTCAGTGTCATGTCATCATTTTGTATATTTGGAAAATGTAGGGATTTCGGCTGTTTATCAAGAATCGCAGTGCGTTGTGCATTGAAATGATGATCACAATTATCGTAACTTGCAATGTACAACTCGTCGGCTGCAACGTTTACTGGCAAATCAGCGTACCAATCATTTTTGATGGCCCAATCTTTAGATTCTTGATTTATTAAGCCTTTGGTGATTGACGTTTCTCTCGTTAATTGTTTTTTTGTGTAAGTTTGTTGTTTTATCATCTGCATTTTTAAGTCGATTACACAATGTGGAGGCTCTGGCAATCCTTTAATATAACCATGTGCCAGGTTTTTCTCACCCCTGCAAATCCTTAACAACCATCCACTATTTCCCCTCATGCAGTATGCTTTACCTTGTGTTAAATTGGTTACTCTGTGCAAGTCTGTGCCTTCGATTTTCACCCACTTTGGATCGATGATGGGTTTCGATCTGCTAGCAATGATTTCCCATGCTCCCAAATACCGAATTCGTAATTCTCTTGCTCTCTGTTGCTTCCACTCATCGCTAGTTAATATTGCTTCTAGATCAGTGTTTTCTAACATGTCTATTTCATTAGACGTGTAGCCTTCTATCGTGTCATTCTCTGGCTTGTAACCTATGCTTTGTATGCTGCGTGGTTTTTGTAATGTGTTAGCTTGTTCAAACTCTTCCACCACCATGATATGTTGTGTACCGTCTTGCTGGTTCTTGACAAACAAATAATCCATTGGGCCATTGTTCATAATGCAGCTGTAACATTCCATCTCGGTCAATATGGACACGTTCATTCCGCACACTTCAAACCAACTTAGTATAGTGTTTAATTCTTCAAATTTTTTTGGCTTGAACCAGTTCATTAATTGTGGCACGTTGGCCTTGAACAATCCTGACTGACGCCTCGATATGCAATATTCAAAACATTCTCGTGCACAGTGTTCCCTCGTTCTGGGATTGTATTCGACGTTCAAATGTTTTAATCTGTCACCAACAGCACTAGAGTATCTTGTGTACCTGCTCGGAATGTACTCATTCAAACAATATAATCCGGACATGGTAATGCTGGTAACACTATTTACGATTTCTTTCTTTTCAGAAATGGCCACAATATATTCTTTTATGTCAGGTAATGTATTGAAATCGGTTAAACGCGTGCTGCAATTTAGTTCTGGATCAATGTATTGTGCAAGTTCCATGGTTTTGCTATAACTAACGAAAGCAAGTTCAACCCAGTCTTTCCTAAATGGTTCTAAAAAGTTATAACTCTCTTCACAATCAATCATATGTATGTTTCTCACCCAATTATTGTATTCTGGTGACAAGTGTGCTGTAGAATATAGATGAGTACCATTTTTAATATAATGACATTCCTTAAAATCAAACCAAAATGGATTTGCTTCATCCATACCATAAATATCGAAGTACCTCATATTGGATGCTATGTAACTCATCATCATTTCATGACTTGGTTTTGTTTTTAGAACGATACCGTCCATGATAGGTCCGAAGTTTCTAGTCGGAACTACTACTGCATTGCCTGTCCATTTTCCATGATTTTGCAGTTGGTAGTCCTCAACCCATAATATATGCAAACCTACTCTCCCTCCTCGCAAGTACACCGTGTCGAATTTCGGTATTAAGTATGCTATTATGGGCCTCACACTTGCGAAAAACCGATATGCATTATCTTCCAATTCAATCACTTCAAAACCCAGAGCTTGTAGGTTACTATTTTTTTTACACACAGCTAAGTGTCGACCAGGAGTTACAGCTGGAGAACGTCTGATTTCCGTCCCATCCATGCCGTAAATGTTCCAGACGTCTGTTGACTGCGGTTTCAAATCGGCGATCTTTCGTTGTAAAGTTACTAACCATTTCAATTCTTGTAAGTCCAACGGTGGTGGTTTTATGTACTTACCATCTACTTGGTGCATCGTGTGTGTTTCCAACAGGTTGCGACCTTTCCTCAACCTGTCACTCCAACCCAATAGCAAATTGCTGTACACAGGGTATCGTTTGCCTTCTAGCTTGTTGTTTGCTTCAAGCAACCGTGGTTCCAATTCTGTTATTGAACACTGAACTATAGGCAACAAGTGGGACAACACAGTTTTCGATTCTTCAACAACCTTGATAATTTTTCTTTTTGTTGTTTGTTGTTGATCAAACTCGTTGGTTAGTGCTAAATACCTCTCAATTGGCCCTGGCTTTATCACGTGGAGTGCATAAACAAAGTACCATGTGGGATTGTGTTCCATATTTAAGTTGTGCAGTGCTACTTCATGGTTGTAGGGCGGCTTGTTTAATAATCTCACGATTGACAAAGTCTGTTCACTGGTAATATTTGTCTTCATTTCGTGAAACATGTGATGTAAGTCAGTGACGGGCAAAATTGTGGTTCTTGGCACAATTTTTCCGATTACATCGTTGTTAGCACTGAGACACCATAACACATACCTGTATTTGAAAACGATTGCCATTCTGTCTGGTCCGGTACTGATTGGTTCTTTCATAATTTCGCTCGGCTTTGCTCTTTCAATTGGTTCGTAAATTTTAACCGCCCCTTCTGGCGTCAAGTGGTATGTGCACCCGGAAAAGTCATCTTCATAAGTCCAAGTTTTCCCATCCCACACTTCTTTAATTTTTATGTTCGCACCGTGTGAGTCACAGTAAGGGCAATCTAACCAATTTTGTAGTGGGAGTGGCACGGGCATATTCCATTTGTGGTTACAAGGTCCGATCACTTTTTGGTATTTGAAAGAAATAGCTGTGAAGTCCGATATTGTTTTACAAGAATCGAATATCGTTTTGTTTTTCTTTCGGTTGATGCCAACTGCCATACATTCATTCGCATGTTGGCTCTTCCAAGTTGCGATCGTGTGTCTCGCGGGGCCATTGTTTTTTACTCTGTCAATTGCTTGCGAAAAGCTGTCGCTGTCTTCAGTCACAATTGCCAATATTTTTCCGTTGCATATGTCTTCGGGAACTCTGGTCATTAACACTGGTGTGTTACTATCATGCGAAAACTTATGAAACTCGCTATCATCACGTAGTTTGCCTTCAAACACGGATGCAAAATAGCCTTTGCCATTGCCGCAGGGTACGCTGATAAACAAGTCAGCTCGATTTCGAACTTGTACCATCGTGCCATCAGGTTTTAAATTCACGATGTGCGCTGATTCCCACCCGCGTGGAGGAAGGTAACAACACTCGGTGATTGGTTTGCATGCACTGGTGTTTGTCATATCATTTAGCATGTTTTTAATCATGTCAGCAGTTGATTCATGGTCAATTTGCTCATTTTCGTGCGTGACAGGCGAAATGCTGTCTAAAGCCATATCCTCAAATAATTGTAGATCTTCAATTTGATTGTTGCCTGTCATCTTCCTTGCGCGCAATGAAGGGTGTTTCTGAAACATTCGTTCCGCTTTGACGCTAATCAATTGCAATTCTTTGCCCACCCTCTCTTCACAGTATATTGCATTGCCAGTACCTGGACTAAACCACACAGTGCATTTGGCAGTGCGCTTAGAACTGGTGCTAATACCCGTGGACTGTGGTAAACAGAAAATTATTTCGCTTTCTTCACAAAACGCTAAACAATAATTAACGATTGGATCGTCAGAATTCACTCTTATTTTGCAATTGGTGATTCCATGTGCTTGCAAGTCTTTAGAACAAATTATTGCCGCATCTTTGGGTAATGTCAGATTTGCATCTTCAATCCAATCGCCGCTGAATGTTGGTCTGACCGGTACATCCAATTCGCTATTACAATTGAATGGCCCACAAACTAGGTCACCCGTCGGCCCTATCGTTATTGGTTGGTTTGCTTTACTATGATGACACCCTTCTGCTTTAATCACTCTAGCGCCTTGCACGTCTACACCACTTGGCTTAATGTGATGTCCCAAAGCAAGTATTGCCAAACGAATCACGGGCTTATTACACAATGCACAATCATTCCTATAATATAAACCACCACCTTCAAGGATGACAGTTTTGACAAATTCTCTCGTGTGTTGTGTGATGGATTCACGGCTAAGCATGCCTCCGAAAATGTCGTTGCCGAGAACGACTGTGGGTTTGTTTAAAAACAGTTTGTAATCACACTCGTCTAAAGTTTTGATGGTAGTGTGCAACCACTGCGTTATAATAGTACTCGAATTATCGCCTAGCGTGCTGTTTATTAGGTCTTCAAAATCGCTAAAAGACCAGTCCGGAATGATTGAACCTAAAATCTCACCAATTATTAAACTAAGGCTTTCTTTCACGCGAATTGGGCTGTCTCCATCCATTCCAAGTAAACAATACCTGTATTCATTGGCTTTGTGCATCGCCCACGCCAACCTTGCCGTTGCTTTCCCTTCCGCCGCTGTCGCCAGGTATTTGGCGCTAACTGTATGGGTTGAAAATTGTGCTGAATTAAGTAACGTTCTGCATTGAACTAAGAGGTCATCCCATGTTGTTCCTGGTCGCAAACATCTACGGCGCAGATTGCTCAACAAAGCTGCATTATATTTGTAATTTTTCCTTTCCATTATCGCGCCCGTTCTCAAACATTGTTCAGGGTCGGTTATTAATACCGGTGTCGGCACAATTATGGTATTGGAATTTTGAATTTGCGAAGCTAGATAATTTCCATTATTGCTAAGTTTGTAATAACAAATAGCTCCTTCACTTTTAATCATGTGCCATTTAAGTTGGGTGTTGCGAATAAATTTTCCTCGAGTGATAGCTTCCCTTTGATCTTCATGAATTTCGAATGGCGTGTTAGATCCTGGAAGTACTAAATATACCAAGCTTTTAATTTTCTTTTGCATTGATGGTGCCCACATGTACACTTCTTTCCAATTTCTGAACAATTCAATCAGTTCTTTACCATTCTTCCGCAGCGCCTGCGGGCTCATGCCTAAGATGGTTTTTCCGCTCACTCTCAATTTGTTTTCACTCATAGTTTTATTCATCATTTCTGAATTGATTTGGTCGTATTTAGGATCGGTTCTGGACAATCTAGAAAGATGGTGTTGTAACATATTGAAATACAATGGTTTATCTTTTGCATAACACATTGTAGAGTAATCATCACTCGGGAAAGGCTCGTTGGTAACGCCTTCTTCTTCCATGACGTATGCAGTATACACTGTGTTGTTTTGCAAGTGCAAGAGATGTCTGCTCGAACCTGTCAGCGCTCTTGCCAATGCAATATCACCAGCAGCCACGAACGGGTCGTTTATGGTTGAGCGTCCATTTGTGCCCACTAATTTCACGTCTAATGCCATTTCTCTCATTGCACTTAGTACATCACCCGGTATGTAACATGGTGCCAGCTCATTTTTGATGGTAGTTACAGCTAGTTTTCCATACTTTTCCAACACATTATTGTATGTTCTCGTATTATTCATTTTGTGCCATTCAATGTTTTTAATAAGACCTGGCATTTCAAAATCATCCATTGCACCTATCTTCTTCATGTAACTTTTTGCCGTTAGCCTACTACTAATGTTTCCTCGAGTATAGTCAACTAAAAGGTTGAAATACAAATAAACTTCGTAATCTAAATCGATACTCAAGTCTCTCGTAACAACCATCCTCGTGATTTTTCCAGTGTTAGCATCGAGTACGGCTCTTGACACCAATTTTGGTGTAGATTTTACAAAGAAAAAGCTTCTGCTCTCTTCAACGAATGGATACAACGTCATTTTGTCGTAATTGGTCACTTCGATCTCTTTATGAATGGATAACCTTATTTCTTCCTGTAGTCTAACGTTGCCCTCCCTGTCACTCCACATCCAGTTCTGGAAACCTGTCGCACCGTGAGTCAAATCTTTCATCCATGCATCTATTCTTTCGGATAAGATCGCATGAGAGTAAATCATGTCATCAAATTGTTTTGGTAGTATTTTCCAAGTCTGTGCTTCCATTTCCTCATAAACTACGTCTGCCCATTTGCCTTCCACGACTCTTGCGTTAACTGTTAAGTAATCTTTAGAAATATTAGTTACGTCACCATTTGCGTGATGAAAAGCTAAGCCAGCACAGGCTGCACAGGAGTTGCCCAATACTTTGACGGTTGTGCCTGCCAACTTTCCTGACGTGAGATTGTATTCCTGGTTGTTGGCATTTAGTACTTTGACATAAGCTGCTAATATGCGAGTGCGATACCACCCGGTTTTCGTTAAACTTCTGGGGTTTGTCAATCTTTTTTGTGTTTTACAGCAATTCGCCACTAAAGCAATTGCCACGTCTTGTAAGTACTTTGGAATTAATTTATGCATAATTGGAGCTGCACCCGTTTTATGAATCGTTTGCGCAGAAGCGCCAAAGATTTTCCATGTTATCAGCATTGTTTCTTCACCTTCATAATTTATTTGCACAGTCACGTGTGGTGCTTTTTCCTTCATTATGGCGAGAAATAGCTCTTCGTCAAATTTGTTTGCATCAAATGGTCGTAATTCAATGCCTTGGTTGCTTGCTTCTATCAATTCAAGCATGCTGCTATCCAGTTCTTTATCAGTATTTGTACCACGCTGTTTGTAACTTGGTTCGTTTTTATTGTTTTCTGTGTTTGTACTTTGGTCATGCAAAACGTTAACTACCATTGGTTGTTCCTCAATTATTCGTTCGGGTATGTGGCTTGAGTAGCACATTGTTAAATCGCACCCTATAAAGTTACCTAACCTTTGGTGTAATGGTGTGGTCTCGCTAAAGCAATTCACACTGAGCCAAATTAAATGATGGGTGGCGCGGGTTGCTGCAGATATACAATGTCCGAATTGTAAATGTGTGTCTGCTGGTTTAGCTTTTAAGGGACATTGTAAAACACCCACAATTTTGTTTTCCAATCCTTGATAATTGTGCACAGAAACGACCTCCGAGTGCGTTGACCTACCAAGCAATGCTTTCAAGTTAGTCACGTGATCTTGGTAGAAACCCAAAACGACGTCACACTTTTGAAACAACTGTTCAATGTAATTTGAATCCCATTTTTCTAAATATTTAGCTTCGAATTTTGTGTCATGCTTACAAGCAGATTCAATGTCTGCAAGTGCTGGGTGTTGGTTGAATTCGTCAACTAACGTTTTACCGTATCTATACGTTTTGTTTAGACGGATTATGGATGTTATTCTATTACATGCCTGCAAACAATTGGTTAAACTTCTGGCACCACCTGAAGCGAACAGGTCAATAGCAGATATTTGGAATGGATCGCCCAACAAGATCACGGGTTTTCCCGGACTCATTACCAATCCTAGTTCCCATGGAAAGACTGTTGTGCATTCATCAACAATCAATAGGTCGTAATTGTTTATTGAGTACTTTGCTTTTTCAAATGACATAACACGCACAGTTGGTGGCAATTTAGCAACTAATGCTTTTACTCCACCACCTGTGGCAGCTAGTGCCAAAATTGATGGTCTAATCTGCGAACCCACCATTTTTCCTTTTACAATTTCTACTAGCATCGTCGTCTTTCCACTTCCGCCTGGGCCGCTTATAACTTTAGACTCCAAATTTTTAATGTTGGCTACCACGTCTTTTCCTGTGGTTGTAGATTTGCTATAACTGGTTAGATTCATCATCAAACTTGCGTAACTACTTTTCGGGATGTAGAGCAGCACGCCCGCTAAGTTGGAGCGAGTTGTTATAGCCACCTTTGCTCTGCCGTGTTGAACGTCTAAGAAAATTGGTTCAAATTCATTTGTGGCTTGTTTGTAAACGAACACGAGGTCACCTTTTTTCAGTTTTTCCTGTGAAACATCGATGGTTGACTGGTTATTGGTGGTAGTCACATATTTTTTAACCACTCTACAATACTTGCCTGGAGCTTCGTGTAATTGTGCTATTTTCAAAAACACATCTCGCACTGCACTCTCCAAATGTTCTTCGACATTAAATGCATCGCTAGAAGTAATGTCCCAACTACCTTGGAGGGATTCGTCGACTTTCTTCATTTTGATTGATTTTAAGCATACACTCGCCCATTTCGTCCAACTTGATTTTAATTCTATGTTGAATAAACCCAACTGCGGGTCATGCTGATTAGAATTTTTCCATTGATCACCCACTAATTCGGGTGGCGGCAATGGATTAGTGAATTTAATAACGTACTTGCTTATGCTCTGGTAGCACACGAACATTTGATTCACTGTGGGCAACTTCTCATATGTCGTGCCATACATTTCCATCGCTATTTGGTTGTGCAATTTGGCAGTTATCATTGGGTTTGCATATTTGAGTGGGTTTGCGTTTTTGTTGTATTGAACTCGTCCGACAAGCCAGTGGTTTTTCCACTCGCTCTTCTCTGGTTGTGCACTGCTATGTACAATGACTGCAAAATTTTCGCTGTCATTTCCACGAGAGAAATGTACGCCCGTTGCGTCCGCTATAGCGATGTTAATTTTGTAGTTTTTACAAACAGTCATTAAGTCGTACAGTCCTAGACCGAACCTCTTGCCACAACACACTTTAACATTACCTTCGGTTAGCTCGGGGCCTATAAAATATGCTAAGCTGTCTATACCACAGTCTGATTTTGTTACGTCCTTAATTTCCGTTATTTGAAACCAATTTAATGGTAATAAATAATCGTGGTCTGATGGTATAAAAGCAATTTGAGAGTATTCTTCGTAGCTGGTAGGTATATGAGCAATTTTGTCAATATCACACTCTCCCATCATTATTGCCGCTGCGTTTTCAGGCATTTTACTTGCCATTTCAGTAGTTGTTAATTTTGGAGGTGCCGGCTCTTCTCCATCTTCATCATTTTTCTCTATCAGAGGTTTTTGTTTCTTGGTTTTCTTTTTCCAATCTGCTTGTGGTTTTTTGTAAGGTTTGTACGTGTTGTCCCCAGTAACAATTGTAACGTTATGTTGCATGGTGCAACACAAGCACCAACTTCCAGTACAACGCATGCCACAGCATTGACATTTATCATTACCCTCATTATGATTTTCCATGTCACATTCGTGGTAACAATATTCTGATATGTCTATGCAACATGTGCAACGATGGCCGAGGGCTGGCGCGGTCATTGAGCCACAACAATAACATTTGTAGTCAGTCACATCTTCAGGACAACATGCATGGTGGTGACACAGCATGTGGCCATTCATAACTGTTTTATGAATACTTTCACCTCTGGTCCATGCATCTATGCTAAGCCAGTTTTCAGAAGCAAGTCCATACATACTCTTAACATCTGGAGTTTTAATTTTTGGCATGACATGCCTAATAAAATTCTCGATATAATCAGTATTGGTTTGACCAACGAATACAGAAAACGCAGCAGACAACATAGACACTATTGCTTTTGGAAAACCTGGATTGATCACAATTTCTAAAAGCTTATCATATACTTGCTCTCTGGCTTGCAAAACTCTGGCTACATAAACATGGGTTTTGACATCTTCAGGTGAAATTTTTCGATTTGCCAGCTCAACCCCCCTTTTATTGTAAGAATACCAAGACAATGCCATACCGTATTCCGTCAATAATTCTTCTGACACTTTTCCGGTCAAGTTTTTGATCAACAATTTGTTGAGCAAGTTTTTATTTAACGGTCTAACCTCGAAAGATATATTGGGCAAACCCGTTGCTTGCGTTAGTTGGTTTGTTGTTAATACTGGAATTTTGAAGTCTAGCCAGTCGTCGGTGATGATCTGCAAGTTGTTGAACAACAATGGAGTAATAACTACAACTTGTATGCCCATAAAATTTTTCCTTGCCACAACTGTGAAAGTGTGTCCGCCCATTTCAAATGAATTGTCACCCTGCAAGAGAGAAGCAAAGTGTGTTACCTCTTTAAGGTCAGTGCTATCGCCAAAGCTGTAAAACGTCCTGCCCACCTCATTGATGTACATGCCAATGTTTGGACCAATTGCACCATACGCTTCTGTTCCAATTGTAGGACCGATAATGAAAGAAAATCTTGCAGACAACATTGACAGAGTTGGCTCTTCTGCTATCACATAATTGTACGTTTCGTCCATATTGTGGTTGAGGTCGAACCATTTTTGATGCACCAACCGGGATTCAATCTTGTCAGTGTAATGTGTTTCGCCTAATATAGTATTGTTGTACGCGTATGTTGTGGCAATATCTCGAAGAAATTCTTCATTTTGTGGGCCGACAGAACGCCTAACAACACTGTAGATAATCCTGTCACTGTTGCTCATTGTTGCGCCAGCCAGTTCTCTTGTCGGTTCCACCGTGCATATTTTCTGAAATTCGATCCTTGCGAAGGTATTATTTACCACTCTGCTGTCATGATCGTCAATGATTTCTTGGAACCTGGTAGTCATGTCATTACCAATTGTCAGAGACAGCTTGTTTAAAAATTCATTGTGCAAATGAAAGCTGGGTTCGATGCCTATCTTAATGTCCTCAGCATGCAATACGTTAGACGTTGTTTTGTCACCTTGCAGCAATCTACATGTGAGCAAGATTTCCATGTTGGTGTTGTAACCTTCTGGAATGCCCATGCATTGCCATGGTTCTTCTTGTCTGGTTTTCACTGCCCTATAAACAATGGGTTTTTCGGCACGATCACAATTAGTGCAACTAGTAACAATCAGTTTTTCATTTTCGATAACACACTTGAAGTATACGTTTTCATTACCAATGTAGGTTTGGTCTTCATACCATTTGCACATCTCGTTGAAGGTCGATTCACCTGTCTTTGTTAATCTTGGGCCACAGTCACATGTTTCTTTGATTATGGTCTTGGATTCTAATTCATCAAGATCGTCAGCAACATCCCAAATGGCTTCAAACACTTCTATCATTGACATGGTATTCCCGTGTTCTATGTGTATTATTGGCAAATCAATGTGTAGATTAAACATTTTGACGTTAACGCACATGTTTAAATGTGCATATGGTGACTCAGACAATGGGATCAGCTCATCTTCGTACACGTCAAAAAAAACGTTTGTGAATTCATCGATTGTCAGTGCTTTACTTAAATCTTTCGAAGGGTGGAAATTTGCATTTTTCCACCCAGGTAAGAGCTTCCAACAATCTTCTGTACCACCGATTATTGGTACGGGAGTTTTGGTTTTAACAGCGCAATTGCAACACTCTGGATCGAATGGATGATCGCATTCTTTGATCATGACAATGCATTCCTTAACTGTTTCTTTTTCTTTTGGAACTCCTAACATATCACATGCCGCATTGAAATAATGCTCATACAACATGTCATGAGTTCTTTCTTCCAGCATATTAAGGTTCAATACCTCTGGGCTGTGCCCTTTACCCTGAATCGGGCTGGCATGCTTATGCTGGGTAGCATGCCTTGTTTGGTGTTGGTGGTCAATGTTACAGTTTGATTGCTCCATTGTTTCGTTAGTTG